TTAATCTACAGGAACTTCGTAGGTATATTCTTCAGCAAAAGGAAATCATATTATATTATGAACAAGCGGTTGATTTCACTGATGAACGCGCCGCGGCCGAAGCAAGAGCTGCAGAAGCGCAAGCCAATATAGAAAATCAGTAATGTCTGATGAAGACAATAATATTATTGTCTCTCTTGAAGATGCGCGTGAATTAAGAGCGCGCAAGCAAAAAGAATTACAATATTATTTAGATCATTTATATGAATTGCAAACAAAAATATCTTGGTTAGAAGCTGATCTTCGTTTAACTGAAACTATTATAAAAATAATAGAAGACGAATCAGTAGTAAAACTTCCGAAATTCGATGATGATTAAGTATGTACAAAAGCTCGAAAATAATATATAATAGTACTATCAAATTCGCAAAATAACTCCGATATGTTTGTCGGCGTGGCTCAATATACAGGAAAATAATTATGGCTAAAGTCGACTATATGGGAATACAGATAGATTATTCCAGAGATGAATTGTTTGATAAACTCGGCTTAAATAGATTAAAAGAAAGTTATATGAAGGAGGAAGAAACTTCTCCTCAAGAAAGGTTTGCTTTTGTAAGTAAATCCTTTGCTTCAAACGAAGACCACGCTCAAAGACTTTACGAATACTCTTCCAAACACTGGCTGTCTTACTCTACACCAATCTTATCTTATGGTAGATCTAAAAGAGGCATGCCAATCTCTTGCTTCTTAAATTATATACCTGATACTGCGGAGGGATTAGTTGATAACCTATCTGAAACAAATTGGCTATCTATGCTCGGCGGTGGCGTTGGCATTGGTTTTGGCATCCGTTCCGGTGATGATAAGTCTGTTGGTGTTATGCCTCATCTCAAGACTTACGATGCATCGTGCCTCGCATATCGCCAAGGACGCACTCGCCGGGGCAGTTACGCTACTTATCTTGACATTTCTCATCCCGATATTGTAATGTTTCTCGAAATGAGAAAACCCACAGGCGATCAAAATCGGCGTTGTCTCAATCTTCATCATGGGATTAACGTTACTGATCGTTTTATGGAATTGGTAGAACGCTGTATGCAAGATCCAGATGCTGATGATGGATGGAATTTGGCAGATCCACATTCTGGAGAAATTCGTGATACTGTATCTGCCCGCGCATTATGGCAAAAGATATTAGAATTGCGTATGGAAACAGGTGAACCATATATCCATTATATTGATACAAGTAATCGTAATTTACCAGAGTTTCAAAAAGATCTTGGATTAAAAATTTACCAATCCAATTTATGTTCTGAAATTATTTTACCAACAAATAGTGAAAGAACAGCAGTGTGTTGTTTATCATCAGTTAATCTTGAGCATTATGATTCATGGAGTAAGAATTCACAATTTCTTAAAGATATGGCTGAGATGCTCGATAACGTATTACAATTTTTTATTGAAAACGCTCCAGATCAAGTTGCCCGCGCTAAGTTCTCTGCAATGCGTGAAAGAAGTATTGGTGTTGGTGCATTAGGCTTCCATGCTTATTTACAAAAGAATAATATTGCATGGGAATCATGGCAAGCAACAAGCGCTAATGTTAGAATGTTTAAACATATTAGAGGTAAACTTGATGAAGCAAACTTGGAACTTGGTAAAGAACGCGGAGAAGCGCCTGATGCATCAGGTACAGGAAGAAGGTTTAGTCATGTCATGGCTATCGCTCCTAATGCTTCTAGTTCTATTATCATGGGTAACACTTCGCCTTCTATTGAGCCGTTTAGGGCAAATGCTTACCGGCAAGACACCCTTAGCGGAGCGCATCTTAACAAGAATAAGTATTTGGATAATCTTATTAAAAGCAAACTGGATAATGGTGAAGCAAAGGGTGAGTACGATGAAATTTGGTCGTCAATAATTTCAAATGACGGCTCAGTACAACATCTTAAATTTTTAGATGAAGACGAAAAAGCTATATATAAAACTGCAATGGAAATTGATCAGCGTTGGTTAATAGATCATGCAGCAAAAAGACAAGAGCACATTGACCAAGCTCAATCGCTAAATTTATTCTTTAGACCGGATGTTAATATTAAGTATCTACATGCAGTTCATTACTTAGCGTGGAAATCTGGCCTTAAGACATTATATTATTGCCGTTCAGAAAAATTAGGAAAAGCTGATAGAGTGTCTAAGAGAATTGAAAGAGAAATTATTCAAGAGATTAATGTAAGCACATTAGCTGAAGAATCAACCTGTCTAGCCTGCGAAGGATAACAATGAAAAAATTAACAGATGAAAGATCGTACTTCAAACCTTTTAACTATCCTTGGGCTTATGAGGCTTGGTTAAAACACGAACAATCTCATTGGTTACATACAGAAGTACCAATGGCTGAAGATGTAAAAGATTGGCAAAAGAAATTATCACACGAAGAAAAAGCATTCCTTACCAACATCTTTCGATTCTTTACTCAAGGAGATATTGATGTTGCTGGTGGTTATGTAAACAATTACTTACCTTACTTCCCTCAACCAGAAGTACGTATGATGTTAGCTGGATTTGCAGCAAGGGAGGCATTACATGTTGCGGCGTATTCGCACCTCATTGAAACGCTTGGTATGCCGGAATCAACTTACAACGAATTCCTCGAATACGAAGCAATGCGAGACAAACACGAATACTTTACAGATCTGTCGAATGCGAATGGAACAAAGGAGTCGGTGGCTACAAACATTGCGGCGTTCTCCGCATTCACTGAAGGTATGCAATTGTTCTCATCCTTCATCATGCTCCTCAACTTCCCTCGTCACGGTAAAATGAAAGGTATGGGACAAATTGTTACTTGGTCTATTGTTGATGAAACAATGCATGCCGAGTCAATGATTCGTTTGTTTAGAACTTATGTTGAAGAAAATCTTGAATTATGGAATGATTCATTAAAAGGCCAAATTTATACCATTGCTGAAAGAATGGTAGAATTAGAAGATAAGTTTATTGATCTTGCTTTTGCTATGGGTCCAATGGAAGGATTAGAACCAGAAGACGTTAAGAAGTATATACGTTATATTTGTGATAGACGTTTAATTAGTTTAGGGCTCAAAGGGATATTTAAAGTAAAAAGAAATCCATTGTTGTGGGTAGAAGAAATGATTAATGCTCCAACTCATACTAACTTTTTCGAAAATAGAGCAACAGACTATGCCCGTGGTGCACTCACCGGAGATTGGACAGAAGTCTGGGGTAAGTCAGCAGTCGTAGGAGGAATCTAATTACGATGGGAAGTAAACGCGCTATAGAGTATTTTTGCGAAGATTGTCATGCTGAATATATGGTAACATGGGATGAAGACAATCTATTAGATAACCCATTATATTGCCCATTTTGTGCTTACATGGAAGATGAATTAGAATATGATGAGGATTCTGGAGAGTTATAAATAATTCATATATCAATAATTATATGGATTATACATGACTCACTGGTTAATTGAAGAAAATATATCAGGCCTACCTTCGAGAGAAATTGCTTTTGATCCTGAAGAAGGGGAATTGAATCCTAAACAAATTTACGGATTTGTTTATGAAATAGAAAATCAATTAAATGGCAAAAAATACATTGGTAAGAAATTTTTCTGGTCAATGAAAACACGCCAAGTAAATAAGAAAAAGAGACGTTATAAAGCAGAATCAGATTGGAAAGATTATTATGGTTCGAATGAAGAGTTAAAGAAAGATATTGAAGAAATTGGCTCTGTATTCTTCAAAAGAAAAATATTACATCTATGTAAGAACAAAGCAGAATGTGCTTACTTAGAATTAAAAGAACAGATTGAAAGAAATGCTCTTGTAAGAGATGATTATTATAATGCATGGATTCAAGTGAAAGTAAGAAAAGCACATTTAAGAAGCTTATATGAATAACGTAATAGAGTTTCCATTAGATAGAATTAAAAAAGTTAAAGCCGAAAAAGAAACTCGGGAAGGCGCTGCCTCAAAAATAGAAATAGTTGATTCTATGCAATTCAATGTTGCAGCAGATGGAATTGACCAGTTAGTTAGAGTATTACTAGATTGTGGGTATGATCCATTATCTAGTAAAGATATGATTGATGATTTAGCTGTTATTATTAATTGCACTTATGCCATGCTATTAAGACATGATGGTGAATATCATATCTTACAAGATTTTATTGATGATACAAAAATTTCGTTACTTGAACTTCAAAAAATGATGGACCATCATAATGAGATGTTCAATAAACCGGAGGACGAATGATAGTTTGGACAATAATTACGGCACCTTTTCGATGGTTAAGAGATTTATGTGTATGGATATCCAATGCGTGGAATACTTATTGGAAAGAAGAATACGAAATTACTATCTACTATCCAGGTGAAAAAGCTACATTAGCTGATGGATCTGTTGTAGAAAAACAACCCGCTGAAAAGACGTTTAAAGCTAAAAAAATATTAAAGAAAAATCCAAAGCATTTTATGTGGATTGATTTAGATGATAGACACCACGAGTTGAAGTTTCTCAATCCGGTTGTTTTTCATGTTGTAAAGGTATTTTAATTGTACAATATCGCGATAATGTGATATAATAGTTATATTATAAATTGAATGAGTACGTACCATGATTATTATTGATTATAATGCAATTGCCATTGCAAACATCGTTATACAAAAACTCGAAATCAAAGAAGACCTAATACGTCATATGATTTTGAATTCAATTCGAATGTATAACCAAAAATTCAAAGACAAATATGGTCAAGTTGTAATCGCCAATGATACCTCATCTTGGCGTAAAGACATATTCCCTCAATACAAATACAAGCGTAGAGAAGGCAGAGAAGAATCACACATTGATTGGGATGAAGCCTTTCGAATTATTAATCAAGTCTTCGAAGATTTAGGAGATCACTTTCCTTATATTACTATACGCGTACAAAAATGCGAAGCAGATGATATCATCGGCGCATTAGTAGAACATACTCAACAACTTGGTTGCCATGAAGAAGTAATGATTGTTTCTGCAGATAAAGATTTTATTCAATTGCAAAGATATAATAATGTGCGTCAATTTTCTCCTATGACTAAAAAGTTTGTAGAAGATAAAAATCCAATTGAATATCTTACAAACCATATATTAAAAGGTGATGCTGGTGATGGTGTACCAAATATTCTAAGTCCTGATAACACCTTTGTTGATGGTATACGTCAATCACCAGTTACTCAGAAAAAAGCAAGTGCAATCACAGATTTGATAATGGATGCAACTATTTCAAAAGAGCAAGAATTATATCGAAACTATATGCGAAATAAAACGTTAGTTGATTTGTCTGAAACGCCAGGGTACTTAAAAAATGAAGCAATTAATAAGTACTTAAATCATGAACTAGCACATCCGTCAAAGGTACTTAATTACCTTGTAAAAAATCGTTGTAAACTCTTAATCGAATGCGCAGGAGAATTTTTATAATGTCCATGTATGTATATGAAATTTTAGAAAAAGCTGGCGAAGCTAAAACTAAAGAAGAAAAAATAGAAATTTTACAGAAAAATAATTCATTAGCTTTACGTTCAATATTACGTGGTGCAATGGATCCAACATTAGAATTTATTCTACCAGAAGGTATGCCGCCTTATGACGTAGATCTGGCAGAAAGATCTGGATTTACTCGTGGAGCTATTCAAAGCCAATGTAAAAAGTTTAAATTTTTTATTAAGGGTGGAGAAGGAGAAAGATTAAATACAGTTCGAAGAGAAACAATGTTTATCAATATGCTTGAAAGTGTACATCCAAAAGAAGCTGAGCTATTGGTCCTAATGAAAGATAAAAAGTTGATTAAAAAGACAGGAACTGCACATTACAAAGGTATCACTAAAAAGTTAGTACAAGATGCATTTCCTAACCTGATTAAGGATTGATTTTTTATAAATAAAATTATGAGCATATTATTATACTCATAGAACAGGACCTAGCTTCATTCGAGGCTAAGGTCCTTTTTACTTTTTATTACAGCCACTTCACAGGAGGAAATTTCCAAACCACTTTCATCAACTCACACGGAGAAATCTATAATATATGGTCGCACAAATCGAAAGATTGAAGAAAGATACCAGAGAATTAGAATATTATATGAAACGGCTGGAGAAATCTGGCAATAATAAAAAAGCTTTTTATATTCAGAAAAAAATGGAGTATTTACAAAGCAAAATTGATGAGATGAAAGATTACCAATTCCATTAAGGAGGTTAGGAAATAACTTGTGGAGGGCGTAGAAACCCTCCACGGTTTTATCAACTAAATCAATAACTTATAACCCATTGATTTGATTATGTTTTTCCCAGGGAATATGTGAAAAAAGTTACACTCTGTTACAATTTATTTTTTCCTTTAGAATCAATAACTTACAAATTTCTCACCTCTAAGTTATTGATTTCTATACAAAAATTATTTTCACTCTACCTGTTTACTTTCTCAGATACATGATGTAGAATATACATATAAATTGATAAAAGGATTGATTATGAGATATATTGTATACAACGTCGATTGCCACTCTGACAAAAACTACTTTGATACCAAGCGTGGAGCTGCAATTTCTCGTGCTGCTTTGAATAAAAAATATGCCGCGACAGTCGGTCAAGAGAGACATTATGAATATACTTCTGTTGAAGATTTTGAAAATAAAGTAGTTTATATGCGCGAAAAAACAAACCTAATGACTGGTGAAAAATTCATGGAGCGTTCAGATACTCCTTATTACTGTTCACCATCTTCTGAAACTTATTGGAGTGCTTAATATTATGAACCAACTTTCTCAACAAGAAAGACAAGACCTCTCTATTTTCATCTACGACGAGTACAAGTCAGTGCACGGCATTAAGCCACGTTGGATGAACTTTGAGTCTATGTCAGACGAGGAGTTGGTTCGTACTGCTGATAATCTCGAACAAGAGATTATTGAGCAAGAAGCTCAGCGCGTGCTGGACGAAAAACAAGCAATCAATAAATTTCAAAACCTTGTTGCTCTGACTATTGGTCTAGGCGCTAATAATGAAGATACCGCCCTGCGCTGGTTGGTACAAGACGAAAAATTCTATAGCTACCAATGTGTTGAGCATTGGCTCTATAACCACGGGCTTTTGTTTACCGACTACGGTAAACAGATGCTGGAGCGTCTTATGGATATCGTTGAATTTGAGGAATTGGATGATGCTTAATTTTGACCGCGATAAGATTGTTGTATCAAATGGATATATCACTAAAATTTTTGATTCAGAATCAGCAGCAGAAAAGTTTTTTGGAAAAGAAGAATGGAATGCAATAGTTACAGACATTCATTCTCAGTATACTTATAGTAGGATTAAAAGTGAAAAATAAAGTTATATTAACAGATTGTGATGGTGTTATCCTTGATTGGGAACACTCATTTGATCGTTGGATGAAACGCCACGGTTATGACGTTTACGAAGAAGGCGTTTACAAAATGGATCTCAAATATGGTCTTGAACGTTCAGAAGCAAAAAAGCTTTGTCAAATGTTTAATGAATCGGCAACTATACGCCGAGTTCCACCTTTTCGAGATGCAATTAAATACATTAAAAAATTGCATGAAGAGCATGGTTATGTTTTCCACGCAATTACGTCTTTAAGTGATGATGAATATGCTCAACATTTAAGAACAAAAAACCTTACAGAATTATTTGGTCCAACTGCATTTGAAACGTTTGTATATTTGCCATGTGGTGCTGATAAAGATGAAGCCCTTTCTAAATATGAAGGCACTGGATGTTGGTGGATAGAAGACAAACCACAAAATGCAGAGTGTGGACTTAGCTTTGGATTGAATGCTGTTTTAATGGCTCATGGCCATAATGCTTTTACATCCTCTGTACCACGAGTTCAAAACTGGAAAGAACTTTATTACAAAATATTAGGAGAATAGAATGAAAAAATTTCTATGTGCAGTAACGTTTTTTGGAGTAGGCTTTGTTGCAGGTGGAGCTTATGGCCAAGAAGAAGTAGCTACAGTTGAAAGCGTAACACCTCGATTTGTTACGGTCTATCGACGTGTATGCGAACCTGTTCCAAACCAAAATCAAATGAGTGATATTGACCCATTGATTGGAGGTGTTATTGGCGGTGTTGCTGGTCATCAAGTTGGTGATGGCTCAGGACAAACAGCAGCAACAATTATTGGAACTCTATTAGGAGCAAGAGTTGCTCGTAATATTCAGATGGGTCCACGTTGCTGGGAAGAACCATTTCAAGAGCAACGTGGTTCAGTAGTTACTTTTCGATATAAGGGTCGAATATTTAGACATACTTTCACTGAATAAAATAAAATGGAAATATGTTACCAAGTATTGTTACTTTAAGAAACAAAGTTGTATATATAGTATTGTGAATTCGTTGAAGCGTGAGATAGGAAGTTTGGACGGGGGTTCGACTCCCCCCGACTCCACCAAGAACACATTCAGAAGTTGCATCACCTGTGGTAAACAATTTAAAGTGGTAATAGATCATCCATCTGTTGTCCACTGTTCCGCTGAGTGTGTTGTTGATGGGGTCGTTCTGGATTCGACAGACGACTGAAGACACGTGGAGAATCGTCAGAGTAGACGTAAAAACTAAACTTAAAATAAACGCAAACGATGACGTTTATGCTCTAGCAGCTTAATAGCTAGATGGGGTTTTGGTGGTTCTTCCTTATTACCCAAAGAACCACTTTCAGAATTACACTTAAAGAAATGTAATATGTCTACGGTAGACATTATTATCAAACGTGCTGAGCTTTTACCGTAGCTTGGCATTTAACAAAGCTCTCACAAGGAGCGAGGAGAAAAAATGAACGGGTTAAGAAAGCGAGATGTTGCTAGGTCTTTAGCTGAAGTAGGTGCACTGATTGGCATCAGCCTCATGCTAGTAGTTCTGCCATTTGTCTCAAATGGGCTTGTCTAAAATTAAGATTGTACTTTTGTTGTGATTTGATATATAATAGTATATTATGAATACGGTTATATTATGAATATTTTTATACATAATACAGATCACACAGTTATATTATGAACATTTTTATACTTGATACAGATCCTGAAATCGCAGCACAATTACAATGCGATAAGCACGTCGTCAAAATGATCGTGGAGAGTGCTCAAATGCTCTCCACAGCTCATAGAGTTCTCGATGGAACTCCCTCCAAGAAACCCTCTAAATCTGGCAAAACAATGGTAACTCATTGGGAGCTAGAAGATTACGAGGCCGACCTTATTTATTACAAAGCTGTTCATGTTAATCATCCATGTTCTATATGGTGCAGAGAAACAGAAACTAATTACAGATGGCTGTGGCAACACTTATTTGCTCTTACACAAGAATATCATCATCGCTATGGAAAATTTCATAAAACAGAAAACGTTCAATGGCCATTGCAATCACCACCATCTAATATTCCAAAGGGTGGTCTTACACAGTTTCCATTAGCAATGAAATCGAATCCGGAATGTATGTTTCCAGATAACCCTGTAAAATCGTATAGAATGTTTTACCAAACTAAACAAAGTAGATTCAAAATGGCTTGGACTAAAAGACCCATGCCTGATTGGTTTACAATAACGGAGGATAGTTGTGCAGCTTAGAGAGTTAATTAAAATACGTATGGATGAACTTCAATCATTTATGGAAAGTAATAGCCATATAGATAATAGAATGGATGGACTTAAAAAAATCTCTATCATCTCAAAATATTGGGGTGTGTTGGATGAAGAAACTAGAGATTACGTCCATGCAGCTCAAACGGCAATTGAAGATCAAACTGAATGGAACGTATAAATGCCAACATACACATACCTTTGTAAAGGTTGCAATCACAATTTTGAAAAAATTTCAAAGATTGCAGATAGAAAGGAACCTGAATCTCAACCATGTCCTGAATGTAATGAAATAAAAGTTGAACAGACTATTACACCAGTAGCTATGTCGTATCAAATGAAAGGTGTAGTAGCTCAAGCTTCTAATGGATGGAATGATGTGTTGACAAAAATAAAATCTCAATCAGGCAGTAAGAATACAATCAATGTCAAATAAAACTCTTAAGTTAAAGCTACAAAATTTACTTCAATTAGATCCAATTACAGTAAATCAAGAAAGAGTATTTGATTTATATTCTCAAGGTGTAAATCTTTGCCTATCAGGTTCAGCCGGTTCTGGTAAAACGTTTTTGGCAATGTATCTAGCATTAGAAGATATTTTATCAATGGATACCAATTACACTAAATTGGTAATTGTACGATCTGTTGTACCAACTCGAGATATTGGATTTCTTCCAGGAGATGAAGAAGAAAAATTAGACGCTTATGCATCTCCATATAAAGCAGCTTTAGCAGAATTGTTTTCAGATGCAGATGCATATAACAAATTAAAGAATCAAAACGTAATTGAATTTATGTCAACCTCTTTTATAAGAGGTATTACAATTTCAAATGCGATCGTACTTATAGATGAATGTCAAAATTTAAATTTTCATGAACTGGATTCTGTAATTACAAGATTAGGTAATAATACAAAAATATTATTATCAGGTGATTATTACCAATCTGATTTTGATAAAGAAAAAGATAAAGAAGGAATTCTCAAGTTTTTGCAAATTATTGGAAATATGAGTAAGTTTGAACATATTGAATTTAATTGGGAGGACATCGTAAGGTCTGATCTCGTAAGAGAATATATCATGACCAAAGAGATGATTGAGCATGGCAAAATTTAAAAGGTTTGATCCAAGAAATAAAAAAGCTGGAACACATAAAAAACGAACTAAGTTCGGTGATATAGATAAAGTAGATAAGAAGAGACGTAAATTAAAGAGTACATAATGATAATGTGGAGATTATGGGCTAAAGCACTTGGTGAAAAAGCTTCTGATGATAATGCAGAAGCTGATTACATTGCAATTATTCGCACAACAATTGTTTTAGTTAATTTTATCACATGTTTTTTTATTATGTCAAATATTGTACACAATTGGTAATGATATGTTTGAACACGCAGATTGGAAATTAGATTATAAAGACTTAGAAGCAACTACTGGAGAAAAAGAAAGAACTTATGAAACTCCAGAAGGTAATAAGTATCCATCAGTAACTACTGTACTATCGATACTTTCCGAAGACTCAATTCGTGCTTGGCGCAAACGTGTCGGTGAAGCTGAAGCAAATAAAATTTCTCACCAAGCTTCAACACGTGGAACTGCCGTTCATGCTATCATTGAAAAATACATTGATAACGTAGAAGATTTTACTGAAGGCTATATGCCAAATGTTGTAGATACTTTTCGATCTGTTCAAAATGTATTGGATAATTATATTGGTAAAGTGTATGCCCAAGAGGTTGCACTTTATTCAGATCATTTACAATTGGCTGGTCGTGTCGATTGTGTTGCCGAATGGGATGGTCAACTTTCTATTATTGACTTTAAAACATCTCGTCGACTTAAGAAAAAAGAAAATATCGAAGGTTATTTTATTCAAGAAGCAGCATATGCCATCATGTGGGAGGAACGAACTGGTATACCAATAACGCAGCTGGTGACATTAATTGCTGTTGATGGAGAATATCCACAAGTTTTTATTGAACGTAGGGATAACCATACAGAAAAATTATTGTCTACGATTAAGGAATATCAAAGAAGAAAACTATTTGGAAGGTAGTATGGCAGAATTAACGGACATCTTAAATGCTGGTAAAGACTATTTTGTTGATAAACCAGCAAGTAAAGTTTCTGAATTTTATTTATCAGGAACACTAACTTCACCTGAAGATTATATTGATTGGTTTAATCATATTCGAAACGCAGGACCGAACGATGTTGTATATATTCGTATTAACTGTTTTGGTGGAGATCTTTATACTGCGGTGCAATTCGTAAGAGTTTTACAAGAAACACAAGCGCATGTTGTTGCTTCTGTTGAAGGAGCGTGTATGTCAGCTGCCACAATGATTTTTCTACAAGCTCACGAATTTGAAATATCTGGTCACTCATCTTTTATGTTTCACAATTATTCTGGCGGAAGCTTTGGTAAAGGTGGCGAGATGATTGACCAATTGACATATGAACGCGCATGGTCTGAAGATTTACTTAAAAACGTTTATGCAGATTTTTTAACTGAAAAAGAAATAGAGTCTATATTGGATGGAAAAGATCTTTGGATGAACGATGAAGAAGTTCTTAAGAGATTAGAATCAAAAGCAAAAAAGATTCAAAAGGAGCTCA